TTGGGGGCTTGCTGTTTGACCCATTCCTCGTAGGCCGGGAATTGATCCTTGGTGAAATTACCGTCCGCCGCCATGCGAATGAAAGGTTCGATGCCGTCGATCGAGTCGATGAACAGGCCTTCCTGCGCGTAGGGCGACACGCCACGCGACAGGAACGACCACATCAGGAGCTCGCCTGTGGTTCCGATCGACATTTCACCGGCTTCGTACTTCTGGCGGAAAAGCTTCGCCTGCTCGAACCCGTGGTCAGCGTCAGCGATCTGCCCAGGCTTGAGGGTCTGTAGCTTCTCAATCGATCCTTGACCGTTGATATCGCGAATGAACGCGTAGGGGGGGATCGGAACCTCGCTGAAGCCCAGCGCATCGCCCATCATGTTTTCCCAAGCGTCAGTGCTCTTGGTCGCGTCAGGGTGAGCCTCGAGAACCGGCGTGATGTTCTCCAGCTGCTTGGGCGCATTCTTGTTGTTGGTCGTCTGCGTGAACTTTGCCTTGGTTCCGGGTGGGGGCGGATTGGGAACCTCGACGCGCAGGGAGGGCTCTACCCCGTGCTTGTTGCCGTCCTCAACCGACGCCATCAGGCCTGCAAGTTCACGGTCGCGATCTGACAGGCCCCCCTCGATGGCAGGATTGCTCATGCCCTTTCGTTGGGTCCGGATCACGTCTTCCGGCTTGACCAGCGCCGTGTCGTTTGTGGTGCTCAAAGGCCGGATGGTGCGGAGAGCATACTCAGGGAGGTTTTTTCTCGCCTCAACGTCTCGCGATTCCATTTCTCCGGAGACGTTCTTGTACATACGCAGACGCATAGATGCCGCTTCCGGGACAGTGTCGCCCCATGCAATGGCATCTCTCATTCCCCATTTGTCTTTTGACTTAATATCATCAACAACTTGTTGATATTTTTCTGCTTCTATATTTGCCTTTGATAACGGTCCAAAAAATATGTCATTGGGAGTTGTCTCTATTCTTTTGATTGCATTACCAAGTACGGTGGATGATATTTTTCTCCACTCGTCGTTTGCTCTGCTTTGATCTTGTGTTGCGTCATAAACAGCTTGCAACGCAGGGCCTTCAGAGGCTTTGATCTGAGCTTCAAGCGGGGCCAGTTGTGCAAGCGGGACGCCAGCACGCAGCGATGCCGCCTTCATGCTGTTGAGCTGCAGATACTCGATCATGCGGGGATCGTCTTTCATTTCCCTGATGATCATTGCATCAATTTCGGCACCCTGGGCTTTGCGCTCAAAGGCAGGCAGAAGCTCGGTGGCGTACCGTTCCACTTGTTCCGGCGTTGCGGACGCCAAGACGGATTCAGGGTTATTGCCAGTGTCAAATCCTTCGTGGAACTGGATGCCGTGTTGGATTTCATGCAGTGCGGTACTGCGCGGATCCTGGGACTTATCGGTGATCTCGATGCGGTTCTTGTTGGCATCGAAGGAGCCCGAGTAGTCCGGGTTGTCAGACCTGCCGATCGTCCATTGTTTCACCTTGTCAGGATAGGCCTGCATCAGGGTCGGGTGCGTCAGCATCTGGTTGAGCGGGGCCTCTTGCCCAAGCTGCCAAGTTCTAAAGTCCTGGTTCAACACAGCGGGCACGTCGGAGAGCTCATACCGCGGCATCTGGTCGGACGGATTGATGAAGACGCCGGTCTTGTCGAAGATCTGCTCCGGGGTGAAGCCCTGCGCCATCATGCGTTGGCCCTCTTCCCAGTTCGCGATCAGGTTCTGGTTCTCGGGGAACAGCTTACGCGGATCCTGTTTCTTCAGGTTCTCGTAGGCCTTCTGACCAACGAAGATGTAGCGGTTGGCCCCGGCGCCATCCGCTGTGCCTTGACCATGGGTGATCTTGCGTTGCGCCGATCGCAGGATGGCCGCGAGTTCCTTGTCGGACATCTCGAGGTTCATGCCCATCATGCGCCCGAACTGCCGGATCATCGCGGTAAGCTGGGACTTGATGGAAGCGTCCAGAACGCCGTTCTCGGCCTTGGCGGCGAGCACTTCCTCAACGGCGCGCATCTGCTTGTTGGGGTCGTCTGGGTAGGCCTCTGGGTGCGCTCGGAGCCATTCTTCGGCCTCGCGCTGTACGGTAGGGCTGGACTGGTAGATCCGGCCCAGCGCTTGATCCAGCTGCTCTCCGTACTTGGCGTTCAGGCCAAGGTGGCCCAGCGTCTCGTGATAGAGGGCTGAGGTCGCGTTCTCGGGAGATCCGATCTGGTCCGCGATCAGATAGACCTTGCCATCCGGGCCCACCAGCGCACCCGTTTTGCCAGACATGCCGTCGCGCTTCAGCTGGGCTGCAACCTCCGGCGGGAGCTGATCCTCGCTGGCAACCACCTTGGCCTTCGTGCCGCTCTTCCAGCTCTCTGTGAGGCGGTCTACGTGGCCTTGCATGTCCTGGGCGCTTGCGGGCGCGCGATCGGCTCCAGCGGCCTTCCTCGAGCCTCTGGCAGGGTCGAAGTCTGTTCCCTCGAACACGGCCCAGTCAGGCAGGAGCCCGATCTTCTGCGGGGCGTATCGCGTTTCAGCCTGAGATGCGCCCTTGTTGGCTGCAGCTTCGGGTCCGAAATTCACGAAGCTGTTCTGCCCCCGTGTTTCAGTCGCCAAAGCGCGTTGAGCGTCTGGGCTGAACATGTGGAGGTGGGACCGGAACGCGTTTTCCTCGCCTTGTGCGCGGAAGACGGATCCTTCGGAGGCGTGGCCAAAATAGTCGTGCACGGCGCGGAAGATATCGTTCACCCGTACGGGGCGACCGTTCCAGGTCTCGCCCGGGACGATCTGCAGCATTGGATTTATGGCCTCAGCCTCTGCCGTGATCGGGCTCTCCCCATATCCCTCGTCGGTGGGGAATATGAACAGGTGATTGTTCCTGGAAATGTCGTCCAGGGCATCGTGCGGCAGTTCGTAAGGGTACTCGTTGGGCGGGTTGAACTCCACCGTGATACCGGAGCGCTTCATGGCCTCCCATTGCGCCAGGGTCTCGTTTGCGAGTGCACTGTATGCACGCTGGACCTTGGGATCTCGCGGGTTGTCTTCCATCGCCCCGTAAGCTTGCGCAATCCGGACACCTCGGTCCTTGTCAAGGGGCACGTATTCGGACGGTGAGGGCGTGGTTAGCCCGCGTTGGGCTTTATAAGATTCAGCAGCGATGCGAGCGGGTTCGTGGGGGAGGATGGTCCTGGGGACGCCGCCAACGGTGAAGGTGCCGGGGTGGCCGGGGAGCGGAGGCCGTGGCGCTCCAGAGCGCCCATCTGCCCCAAATTGCGGCCCACCGTCCTGCGCCATTGTTCCTGGCGCAGTTCCAGGTTTTCCGGGTGCTCTCCCGGCCTCAGTTGAGGATAGCTCGCCAGCATCTCTTCGCGTGTCATCAGATTGTCCCTTTGCCTTGAGCGTGTCATCTGCCGACAACCGCATGGTGTCAAGCAACTTGCGGTCACCGGGCTTCAGAAGGCTCAGCAAGCCGCGAGCACCGCCTACGAGGGCCTCCTTGCCGACCTCGAACGCGGGGCCCATAGCGAAGGCCTCGCCGGTCTGCGTGGGGTCGTATTTGTCACGCGTTCCACCGGCCAGCTGTGCCAGCTGGGTCGCGGTATCGGCGCCAGCGTTGAGGGCGCCCATCTTGCCACTGCGCGCGGCGAATTCCTTGGCCAGTTGAGCCAGGGTCTTCTTGCCGGCGTTGGCCGCGGCTGCCCCCTCTGTCAGGGGAGTGGCAGCAGCAAAAAGCGGATCTCCCAGGCCTACCAGATTCCCGGCCAGGGTCGCGCCACCCGCAAGGGTCTTGTCAAACATGCCGCCTGGGGCCGAGTAGAAAGGATCAGCTTGGCTCTGGGCCTCATATTGTTCGTTCGAGCGTTTGACCGCCCCAGCCAGATCCTGACCCGGGTTCTTGCCGTACACGTCAGGCCCAGACGCCTTGAGGGTCTGGATCAAGGCCCCAAGCATTGCAGCACCCGTAGGGCTGTTCTGCACCGCGTTTGTGGCGTTTTGGCCCAGGCGTTCGCCCAAGGTGCGATGCGGGCCTGTCGAGGGTCGGAGCGTGGGGGCGGGGCCAGTGGGGGCTGCGAAATTAGAGGCTGCACGCATCTCATCAGGCGTGAGCTTCGGTTGATCCGGCAAGCGCGCGCGCAGCGCTGCCAGCGGGCTGAGCATCGATTCCAAGGATTGATCGTCAGCCATATGAATCTCTTATTTGCGCTTGGAGCGCTTGCTTCCACGAGCCTTGGACAGTGCGATCGCCACAGCTTGTTTTTGAGGCTTTCCAGCGCGGATTTCGGTGCGGATGTTCGCGCTCACGACCTCGGGGCTTTTTCCACGACGGAGGGGCATGTGTTGTCTCCGGGATCCTGCGGGTGGGAGCAACCCCGCAGGAGAGGATCAGGCGCGGTTGTCGGCGCGCTTGGCGTTGCGCTTCAGGGCGGACTTGGCCTTGTGAAGCTTGGCAGGCGTCCTAGGGCGCTTGTCAGGATTGTAGGAACGGACCTTGTCGGTGGGATGACCTTCCATGGATAGTTCTCCTAGCTAGGGGTTGGCGGTGTGCACCAACTTAAAATAGCACCTCCCTTGACGGGAGAAAACAACGGGTGTTTTTTAGGAGGGCGGGGGTGAGGAGCTCGGAAGGCTCAACTCACCCCCTGGAACGCGACCTGGGCGATCAGGGCGTTCCTATGACCACGCTGGGGAGGATGGCCACTGGCTTAAGCATAGCCAAGGTCCCCCACCAGATCAAGTCATCGCACACTGCTCGCCCCCGGATCGTGGTCCTTACTCTTGGGCGGCGCGCTCCGGTCTGGCCGGCTACCGTGGAACACCCCAAGCCGGCGCGGGTGTCCTGACAGGCGGACCCGTTGGTGAGGAGCGTGAGGCGCTCTGCAAAGTTGCCGCTGACCTGTGGCGCGCTCACGCGACTGCAGGGCCTCGATGCGACAGCCGGCTCCGGTGAGCATGCGCGAGATCGTCAGAGGTGTGGGACCACCCCCTGAGAGCGTGCGAATGAGCATGTTTTTAGGGGAAGTGGTCCTATGCCTCTCGCTCAAACCTCACCAGTAAGCATAGGGGCTTGATGCAGTGCACAAAGGAAAGGAGCAGGCCTTAGCCTGCTCCGGAGTGGTAGCCAAACGTATCAAGGTTAGCACTAGGGGTTCGGATCGCACTCCCTATTTGAACGCAGCCGTTGGCCACCCGAAATATTCTCCATCTGCGTTGGTTTCCTGCAAATAGCGGCACCGATCGTACATCTCCGAGAGCGAGCCGGTGAACAGTTCGACCTGAATGTATTCGCCCCAGGCGCGGCGGCTGATTTGGTAAAGCATCACTTTCCCTCCGCTTTGGCGATGGCGGCGCGCATCTCGACCAGCCACGTAATGTCCTCGTCGGTGTAGTTATCGTGGGCGAATGTGGCCCACTTTTTAAGCACGGCGAGCAGTTCGGGCGCGGCGGCGATCAAGCGGGCGTTGGCTTCCGCTATGCCAGGATCACGGTTTGCCAGCACGTGAGGCGGAAGATTGTTAATGGTGCAAATGTGCTTGGCTTGATCGCTTGTACCAATCAAATGGCCAAGCTGGCGGATATTGAATGAACGGTGAGTGTGATCTCCTTCAAACGTCCACGGGCCGGGGGTGTGCTGGGTGGTCATGTCCTTAGTCCTTTGACTGGGGCCCTTGTGGCCACGGATTTGTTCTCTCACATCCCCCCCTTACGGTCAAGGCAGGAATTGCACTTTTTTCCTTGAGCATTCCGATATAGCTTGAGCGTAGGAGGTGCCCCCATGGCTGATGAAATAGACGCGAACTGCAAGCACACGTCGATCGAGTATGATGTTGGCGGACTGGCCCAGCCAGGGACGAACGTCATGCTGACCGACATTGCCGCGCGCTGCGCTGACTGTGGTGTCCTGTTCAAGTGGCTGGGCCGGTGGTCCAACACGCCCAAGCACGGGATCCCGCACGTCTCCGAGGACGGCATATGGCTGTCCTTGCCCATGATCCCGGATGGCGAGAACGCGTTCCGCCTGATCCTGAACGAGGATATGCCCCAGTGACCGACACACCCCCGAAGAGCCGGCGTGGCTTCGCCGCCATGTCCCGCGAGCAGCTGCTGGAGATCTCGTCCAAGGGCGGAAAGGGTACTCCACCAGAGAAGCGCACATTCGCCCTCGACAGCACCTTGGCCAAGGATTCCGCGCGCTTGGGAGGCCTTGCGAAGGCCGCTAAATCAAAGGTTCCAGACTGATGTGCGGAAATTGCGTCAATCTGGATCCGCACGCATTACCGTCTGGTGTGCGCTATTGCTGGCGTCATTGTGTGTGGAAATGGCCTACCGAAGAGTGGCCAGAGTGTTTAATTCCGGCCACCCTTGCGAGTGCCCCGGCAGTTCCACTTCTTCAGGCTTAACGCCTTTCGGGTGGGCTCGCCATTGGGTTTGCGCATGGCCCCTGGCATGCCGCTCATCCTGGCGCAAAAGCTGGCCTTCCGGCCTGCGTCCCGTTCGGTCTTGGGATGCGGCGCCGGCGGCTTGATATTGTGGCCCTGGGCCCGCAGGGAGGCCCGCCCCTTGGCATTGAGGCCACCACTGGGGTTCTTGCCTTCCTTGCGGCTCCAGGCCCCGCTCACCGCTTGCCCCGCTTTTTCTGACGTTGGGCCGCGCGCATGTTGGCGACCAAAGACGGATAGACGGATCCAGACCGATTGGCATCGCGCTTGGCGGAAGCTTTCGCAGCTGGGCTCAGCTTGGTTGACTTCAAGCCCTTAGGCCGCGGGCGTTCCCACACTTCGCTCATGATGACCTCAAGGCCGGCTTGATCTGCGGACTGTGTCTCGAACCTCGGTCAGCAATGTCTGCACATTGGCCATGCCGACCTCGAGGCGGATCAACCGATCGGTCAGGTCGTGGAAATCGCGTTCCAGGTCTTCTGCCTTCATCGCCTTTTCCTCGAGGGAGCGGACTTTCTGACCCATAACCCCGAATGTGTAAGCACCGCTCATCACCGCTGCTCCGATTGCTACGATATCAGCCCACGTCGGCATTAAGCCCCCCATGTCACACCACAAAACAGCCCCCCCGGCGCAAACCGGGGGGATTAGATCAATCAGGCAACCGGCGTGAGCGAGGTGGCGATGGCGTTCAGCGAAGTGGCAGCTGCCTCGATCGCGGACGTAGCAGCCGTGATGGCCGCAGTATCCTCAGGAGGGCCAGCAGCGGCTCTGGCAGCTTCAGCAGCCGTAGCAGAGGCCTGGAGGGCTTGCACAGCGCCTGTGAGGGCATTGGTGGCGCTGGTGAGCGCGTCGGTGGCAGCAGACATTGTGTCAATCCTTTTGAGGAGTGAGCGGAGGAGGGAGACGAGCTCCCTGTCACCGCTCATGGGGCCGGGGGGGAGGTGAGGGACGCCTTGTACTTGAGGAGATACGCGTCGATCTCGGCATGCAGGGCTGCGCCCAGGCGATCGACGCCATCATTGATAAACTTGTTGAAGGCCACGCTTGCGCCGCCGGTGAGCTTGGCCAGTTCGGCCTCCAGAGCGGTCTCAATGGCCGGCACGATCGCGGAGACAGACGCGCCAATGTCGGTTTCAGCCAGATCAAGGGCATTGGATGCCGCATGCTTTAAATCTGCGGTTACAGTGTTTACCGAAGCAGTCATGTCAGGAGAATGCGTGATAAGGGCCTGGCCCCATTGCAACGCCTCTTCCACTCCCTGAACTGGGGTGATCTTCTTTTCCAGAACGTCGGTCAGAATGCTCATCTGTGTTTCCTGCGTGGGGGGCCACTGGGGCGGATCCACACTTTTACCACAGAATAATCACTTGTGGCAGAGGCTCGCTCTGGCCGCGTTGTTAGCCATGATCCGTTCGATCGTGTCCGGGGCGTCAGTCTTGGCGTGATACTGGATCGTCTTCCACACCAGACACACATCCGCCGGCGTGGCGGCGTGACTATCGGTCAAGATTGTTGGGGTCGCTGGCTTCAAGCTGCTGCAGCCCACCAGACTTGAGAAAGCGGCCAGTGACAGCATCGCGGGCCACACTCGCGGCTTGAACTTGAGCATTGGAGGTCTCCACGATCTTGAGTTCGGTTTCGGCAGTTGCGGCCTTCCCGGCTTGCACCGCCTCTTGGGTCTCTGCGGGGGGCTGCTTGAGCCACAGGCCCAACACCCATTCGATGACGCCCATGATCCAGTTCATGCGTGAACTCCGGTGTCCAGTTCGGTCAATTCGCGGTCGGCCCGCTCGGGCGTCTGGCGAGCCCACAGGGAATCGAGGCCAGCCGCCTTGGCGAGGTCCCATTCATCGGCCTTGACGTGGGCCAGCATCTGCTTGAACCCCAGCAGCCCGCCGATCCCCATCTGGTAGGCCATCTTGGCCAACACGTTGGCGCGGATGTCATCCAGCGTCCGCCACCACGGCAGCATCTGGTCAAGCTGATCGATGACGTGGTCGATATCCAACTCCAGCGTCTGGTCTGCCATTTCCTGACCCCAGACGAGCCCCAGATGGACCTCCGGACCGGTGTGCCCCCAGCCGATCGTGGGGACGCCCTCCGTGTCGAGGTAGGCCAGCAGGCGGCAGTTTTCCTCGCGCTTGAGGTCGTCTTCCAGAAGGGCGCGGTTCATGGCTGTGGCGGCTTCTTAGGAGGTTGGATGAGAGCAAACGCGCCCATGATCACAGGCATCAGGAAAGTGTCAGGCCCCCCCAGGGCCTTGCACACCACGCAAACCAAAATCACCACGAAGGGCAGGGTGTAGATGTAGTCATCCTGGGTCATGTCATGCCGCCGTGTTAGCTATCAGGATCCCTTCCAACTGGATGGATCCTTGAGTAGCGGTGGTAACGTTCAACTGCCACTGCACATCTGTTTTTGCGGCATAGGCTCGGGGGGAAATACGGGTGCTGTCATAGCCTGATCCCTGAAACGGCGCTTGCAGGAATATCTGCGTGAGGCCGGTGCTGCTCTGCGTATACACGCGATACAAAGTGATATCCGTTGCTGTGGGGGGCGGGCAATACGCCTGAACCCGATATAGGTAGAACGTGTACCCAGCCGGCACCGTATAGATGCTCATGCTGGACTTGCCCTTGGAGATCGTGGATCCGTTGAATGATCCGGTGTTGATCTGGGCGTAGGTGACGGTCTTGCCCGCGTTTGCCAGCGTAATTGCGCCCACCGGATTGGTGGTGCCGGTCACCTGAATGCCGTTGATCCGTAGGTAGCTGTTGACCGTGGTCACGCCTGTCGTGCCGTTGGTCAGGACCAGCGTTTCGGACAGATTGTTGTAGTTGGCATCCAACCCGCTGATCAGGATCGACACAGCCGTGTCGGACCCAGACGAGCTATAGAGCAGCATCTGGATCGCGGAGGGCGGGAACACGTAATATCCCCCCCCTTCCCACATGGGGTAGTAATTCCCGGCGGTGATAGACGACGTGTAGCCCTGTATTGAGACCGTAGAGGCACCGGGCACCAGACCCCGAGATACCTGAGTGTTCCACGGCGCTACAAGGGTGCTTCCGGTGGCGTTCACACCGGCCTGAGCAGACAGGGACGCGCCCGTGGCCGCAAATCCTGACCGTACCGCAAAGGTGGTCTGGGTTGTGGACCCATTGACCACCCGCACCCGGCAGAACTGGGCCATCACAGGCGCGGAGATCGTGGCGGGGGTCGAGGGCGAGACAGCCAGCACAGCCGCAATCACCCACGTCGTGCCATCGCTCGACAGGTCGATGTAGGCGGTGCCGCTCTGGTCCGCGTAGATGCTGGCCACGAAGAATGCCCACGGGGACACAGCACCTTGTGTGCCAACCCCGTAGGCGTCTCTGGTCGCACCCGTGAAGGTGGCGCTGGCCGACAACGGCGTGGTCGTCTCAAGCTGATAAACCGCGTTCGTTGTCATGTTTTGCCCTTAAGACACGGTAAACGCCGAACTCGCGTTTAGGGCCGTCTGAGTGGTTGATCCGTTAGTGATTACGACTTGATAAAACTGTTGAGTGATCGGCACCTTGAGCGTAGTGGCACCCGTTGCAGCCAGAGACGCGGTTGCAACCAATGACCAAGTCGTTCCATTGGTGCTGGCGTTGATGTTCAGCGTTCCGGTCTGGTTCGTGCTGACCACAACCTGGAAGTAGCAGAACTGGCTTACAGAGCCAGCCGTACCCACTCCGTAGGCATCTCTTGTAGGACCAGTATAGGTCGCGCTACCGCCCAAAGGCGTCGTCGTCTCCAGAAAAAACATAGACGCCGTACTCATGCTTCTCTCCTCAGAGCCAGATAGATGCAGGGCGCGAAGACGAGGCCGTCGTACAGAGCGCTGGTGATGATGGACTGAATGCTGTTCCGATCAAGCGCGACCATGGCCAAGGCAAATGCCCCGATCCCAGCCACCAGCAGGATCACCCGCGTTCCCAGGATCTTCATGAGGATTGACAGGACCGCGACCGTCTCAGCGGTCGGAAACTGCACAACGCGGACCTCACGGGCCGGTTTGAGCGGTTTAGGGGGAGGAGACGCCAGAGGCTCATCCCTGGGGGGCTGGATTGCCTCTGGCGGGTCATCAGGCGCCACAAATCGAAGAGGGGGGCGCTCTTCACTTTCCTGGATCGCTCTGATGGCCATAAATTTCTCCTATGGTTCAGGAATACACCATAAATTCTCTGATTTCTACCGGCGGGGCCTGAGACGCGGGTTGCGAAGCAGGCGCTCCATTTCCTTCGGGTCCACCAAGGCTCGAGCCAGGAGCTCTGCGGCCTCCGGATCCCCGAGGATCTCTGCATCGCGTTCCGCCATCAGGTTCAGCGCATGAGCGCCTGCGGTCTCCACCGGCTTCTTCAGCACATCTGAAAGCTTCTGGATCCGCTTTTCGTACTCGCCCTTGCGACCGGCTGCGGTCAGGCTCTTGATCGCCTCACTCGAGGGCGTCGTTACAGACCCACCCAGGCTGTTGAGCGTCTCGCGCTCCATCATCCGCTTGGCGATTTCGGTGTAGAAGTCATTCACCGAGGCTTCGTCGCCAAACGCAATCTTGATCTTCCGGCGCATGGCCGGGGTGTTTAGCTTTTTGAGGGCTGCGGTCGGGTTTTCCTCAGGCGCGTGATCGACCTCGTAGAAGATCGCCTCAGCGAGGCCCTTCTTGTAATAATCTCGCGCTTCCGGAGCCATCTGGGACAGCTCCTTCTCGATATGCTCCGCGGTATTGGTCTCGCTCTTCTTGATCGCGCCCCGGCCCAGTTCAAGGGCATCGAGCTCGTCGCTGGCGTCACCGTATCTCGTCAGGAACTCACCATACTTGACGTGCCCGCCCTTGGCAGGATCTGACGCGTTCTCGCGCAGCGCTCGGGCAAGATCCTTCAAGACCTTGCCATCACTGCCCCTGCCGGCCTTGTAGGCCTCATCCGCAGCGGAATTGAGCGCGAACGAGATGTCCTGCACATCGCGCACCCGCACACTGGCTGGAAGGCTCGCATCACCCTCAATCAGCTGCTCGAGGCCCTGACCAGCCATGCGGACAGCCGGATCCAGAGAGGACTGGTTGCGCACGATCGCCGCCTTGATGGCAGGCTTCACCAGAGGGCTCTGCAGGGCATGCAGGGTGTCCGGATTAAGACTGACAGGAAGGTTCTCCACCTGGGCCATCTGCTGGCCTGCTTCAAGGCGTCGTGCCTGAAGCATGGCATCCTGCTTGGCCAGATAGTCCCCAGTGCCTCCCAAGGCCTCGCTAATGTGGGCCTCGATCTTGGGTCTCAGTTCAGCCTTGTACCGTTCGGCGGCAGTGCGGATGACCGCTTGGTGCTTGCCCGGAACGCGATACAGGGCCCCTGCGGATCCTCTGATATTGGGCCCGCCGGCAATGAAGGTTGGCCTGTCAGGGTGCTTCTCGGCCTCTGCCAGGAACTGATCCACGGTCATGTTGTCGTCCTGGATCTTCTCAAACAGCACGCGGGCCACCTTGCGCTCGGCTTGGCTGGGCTTGGCTTCTGCCGATGCCGAGAGCGTAGGGCCTAGGGACGCGGGCGATCCACCGGAGGGCCTGATCGATGCCACATGCGGGGTCTTGGGCATCGAGATACCAACGCCTGATGGCGCGGCTCCTTCTGCGATCTTGGCAGCTTCTGCGGCTTCCACAGCGCTGGTTCCCGCCTTAAGCGTAGATGGCAGCTTGGCCAGCCTGGAGGCCGCAAATTCAGCCGCCGGGGTCGCAATACCGGCTATTGCACCCCCCACACGGGTTGGAACGCGTCCACCCGTCTGCACGTCGATATTTCGGCCAAAAATGGTGTCCAGACCCGCTGAAATGGGCGCTCCAGCGTACTCCAGGCCCCCCAAAGCCGTTTGGGTCACATCTTCCGCCGCTCTGTGAGCCGTTCTGAGCGGATCATGCGTTCTGGAGTACTCGGGGATGTTCCCGAAGTTCCTGAGGCCTCTTTGAGCCTCTGCAACGCCTTCACGGCCATATTGACTCTGCCGGGCCATGTAATCCTTCGCTGCACCAGTGACGCCCAGCGGATCCGTGCTCCGATAGGTCACTTCGCCTGAAGGCAGGCGGTATTGCCCAGGCTTCAGAGGCGCGACAGGCTTTTTGGGGGGTGTGGAGGCCTCTGAAGGCAGATCCACGACCTCGTAGTCGTCCTTTTCGGTATCAGCCATGTTTCACAAGCTCCGGTCCCTTGGGGCCCATCTTCCAGATGTTCCCCTGCTTGTCCTTGATGGCCTGTCCAGGCTTCAGACCCTTGAACCTTTCAGGGGGAGGCGCTTTGGGTGGGCCCTTGGCCGCTGCCGGCGGAGGGGCCGGCGCAGGAGGGGGTGGGGGCTTGGCCGTTGGCGGTTGGGTCGGATCCTCGCCTACGGCCTGCATGGCCTCGATCGTCTCGGGCAACAATCGAGCCGAGAACGTGTCGTTGCTCTGTTTCGTGCTTGACAGATAATTCTGCTGAGCCGCGCGAACCTGACCCGCCATCAATTTCAGGAAGCTGTCGATCACTCCGGCCAGCTGGGCAGGGCTTTTGGCCGCGTCCAGCTGCTTCTTGAGTTCTTCACGGTCGGCCACAGCACCTGGGCCACCCAGAACGGCCTTGGCAATTTCGTCAGACACAATCCCCTTCATGGCCTCTACATTGGTCACGTTAGGCTTGCCTAATTCATATGCGATGCGTTGAGCATTGGCATTGATCGCCGGGATGTCCCCATTTTCCAGGCCCTTAACGGCCTCGCGAAAAAGACCGATGTGAGCGATCGTCGCGTTGAAAGACTGCAGCTGCTTGGCACCCCCTTGAGCGGACCAATACCGATCGGCGGAAGTCTGCGCTGCTTGGTTCGAAATCCATGCCGCTCGTTCAGCTGCGCTGGGCCCCGCAGGATGCTGGGGGTTGGTATTGTCCGCAATGTACTTCTGGTATGCGTCCTGAATGGCCGTCAGAGGCCGTTGCGCGATCGGCGCGAGCCTGGGCCACTTGCCCTCGACATATTGCTGCGTCTCGGGATCCCACAATTTTCGGGCATTCTTGTCGTATATGTACTCCCGACCATCATCCAGGCCACGGAAGACCTGATCGCCCTTATGGTTGTCCATTGCCTCGACCACACGGGCAATCGGGGCCATCGTCTTGACGAGCATGTCCACGCGGCGCTGCAGGGCCTCTCTGCCTTTACCGTAGTCGGCGGCTAGCTGTTCGCTTTCGCCCCACTGGCTGGCCAGAGCCTCGGCCTGGGCCTTAAATTCGTTATCCGTCAGGTTAACATTATCGATTAAGGCCTGATATTGTTTGGCTTTTATCGAATTATTCTCAAGCGTGCGCTTCAGATCGTCCATATAGGACTCATGCGCTTGCTGCCGGCGCTCATAGTCGCCCTCCTTCTGCGCGTTGGCCGCTGCAGTGATGCCCTGGATGGCGGACAGCGCGTACTTTTTGTTGAAGGCCCCCGAAATCAACGCCAGCATGGGCAGAAACTGGGTCAGGGCCCGTGCAGGGTCGCGGATCTCGGGCAGCTGTTCGGCCTTGACCTGATCGTACTGCGGCGTGTTGGGCCGGTTCTTGAAATTGTCGATCCTGGCCTGCTGGATCTTCTTGAACTCAGGCAGGAGCTCCTTGCGCGTTTGCGCGGCCTCGACATAGGCCTCGGATTCCATCTTCGCGAGTTCACCGGCACGCTGGGCTTCAGGCCCGGTCTCGATCGCCTGCATGTTGGCCAGAAGCTGTTCGCGCGTCATGCCCGCAAGGCCGTATTCAGGGTTCGCGCCCTGGATCAGATTGGGGGGCGGTTCAGGAGGCTTGGGCTGGGCACCCAACTTCTCCATGTGGAGATGCGGAGCCGTGCTGTGCGGGCCTGCGGGTTCATAAATCTCGCGGTATCCAGGTGCGTTGAAGGCTTTCGCCTGCGATTCCATCTGCGCCGGATCACCCGCCACAAAATCCACGGCCTCTCCGGACAGATGACTTGATCCCGGAACGCCCTTGACCGCGGCATTGCGCGCGGGATCGCGCCTCCCGCTGGTGATCTGCGCGTTGGGGCTCGAGGCTAGTACCTGGGCGATGACAGATGGGTCAGCACCATATTGGCTGGCCAGCTGCGCAACGCGAGGATCATCTGTTCCGTCCATATCGGCGCCTTACCCGTTTGGTTGCTTGCCGTAGTTCGCGGGATTGCCCATCCCCAGAGCCTGGAACAGCGAAGCCAGAGACTGGTTGAACTGCCCGTTCTGCTGCTGCTCGAGCTTCAACAGATTGTTCAGATAGTTCTGGGTGTCGGTGTCGTAACCGCCCATCAGTTTTGCGTCCTGCGCCAGATTGGCTTGGGCCTCGTCGAACTGCTGCTTGTTGATCGCGGTATCCACAGCCGAAAGATCCGCGTTCTGGGCACTCAGGATGCCCCCAGGCTGGCTGAGGATGCGCGCCTTGGCCTGTTGCCGCTCAAGATCCAGAGCGGCCTGCTGGGCCGGCGAAACGCCACCCGCTTGGTCAGTGTTGACGCGGTTCTGATACAGGGCCTGCTCGCTCTGGGCATTGTTCAGTTGTTGCTTCATCTGCTTCTCGAGCGGATTGGGCTGCAGGGCGTTGAACAAGTTCACACCCGTCAGACCAAGAGACAGCTCCCGCGGAATGTTCTGCGGGTTCATCAGGTACTGCGCCATGGAATTCATCATGTTGGGCTGCGCAGCGCCCGTAGCAGCGCCTGGGGCTGCGGTGGGGCTCAAGCTGGCCATGTAATTCCCCTGCCCGCCATACGTCGTCGGGTTAGCGTCCTGGACTGTAGGAACTTGTCCAACATTGCCTGGAGCATTCGCGTCATAAGAAGGGGCGCTGCCGGTCACCGAGCCGATGTTAAAACCCGTGCCAGAATTGGCCCCAGCAGCACCCGGAAGAGCGTCCGCCATGGCCGTGGAAATGCCTCCAATGCCTCCGGCGCCGCCTGCTCCGGGGATTTGGGGTGCGGTAACAGGCGTATTGGCGCCCGCGCTCAGATTTCCTTGAGCGGCAGACAGGCCTTGGTTCAGCGCTGCCGGCATTTGCGTTCCGCCAAGGGCATTGGCCACGCCAGCAGCATCAGGACCCGATCCCGTCGTGGCTCCGCTAGCTGCAGTGCTGTCGTATGCGGAAGGGCCAGCCCCAAACATGCCGCCAAGGGCGTTGGCTCCGCTGTTGACTGCGCCGCCGATCGCGTTTTCCGCGCCCGTGAACATGTTCCCGAAGGAACTGAGTGCGTCTTGTCCCATCAGATGCTCCTCGACTGCTGTTGCATGCCCGGTTGCGAACTGGATTGCATGCCCGATCCCGACGTACCGGCCCCGGACGCCTGCTGGCTGGACGAGCCCACAGGCGGGCCCTGGTTGGATTGAACGTAGGGGTAGATTTTCGGCGCGGTGCCGCCCTGGATATCAAGACCACCAGCCCCAAGACCTGGGCCCGCGCCACCGCCGGCGCCCACAAGCCCGCCCTTGGCCGCAGGGGTCAGGCTTGGCTGCGTAGAAGCCGGTGCTTGCGCACTTGCATCTCTCAGTCCCAAGGATTGAAAAAGCGGTTGAGCCCCGGCACCCAGAGCCGCGTTGGCTGCAGCGCTTGTGCCGTACTGCACAGCGTTGCCGGCACCAGATGCAAGGTCCGCGGCCCCTTGTGCGCTAGCCATTGTCGCCGGATTGTCGAGGCCCTCAACCACCGTAGACGCGCTGGGTGCCAAAGCATTCTCAGCAGCGCCTCCAGCGGCCTGACTTATGCCGGATGTCAGGGCCGGAGCCCCCGCCGCAACTGTGCTCAACGCAGCCGACAGAAGATCTCCCCGCCTGGCCTCGTCAACGCCTGCAATTGCATTGCCGGCCACGGGAGCCCACTGAAATCCAGGGATGAACCCCGCAACATCAGAAATGATGCTGATCGCTTGATCAAGTTCCTTGCCCATTGGTCACCACATAGCTGGCCCGATCAAGCGTAGCCCCAACTCGTTTGGCAAGCGGTGCAAGGTTGGCACCCGTGTCCTCGCCAAAATGATAGGTACTCGCGCCGCGATCTTTCAGAGCCCACTTTACCATGTAGCGGAGCAGCGCGCACGGTTCATATCCAGACCCGCTTGTCGAGGCCAGAAACACCATCACACCCCTGCGCTTGGCGGGGGCCCAAAACGGCGCTGAGACGCCTGAAATACCGAACGAGCGCTCACCTATGGCAATGAGAACGTCGGGGTTCTGGAGGGCTCTGAGAGCCCACTGGCGGCAATCGTCCTGGTCGATCTGATATTGCGGGTAGGCTTCGCGGGAAATCTCGAAAATACGGTCGAAATCGCCCGCAGTGGCTGGTCTGATCACGCCTGTTCAACGGGCGGTTCAGCAGGGGCGTTCTTGGCCTTCTCGGCCTCAAGTTCGGCGGTCAGGCTGGAGACCTGATCGCGCAGCAGTTCGACCTGAAAAATGAGGTCACCAATGGTCATTTTGACGCGGTGTTCAGCGGTCGTGTCCATAGAGGTCTCCATTAGTTCCACGGTGGGGGCAGAGTTGCAGTCGGAGGATTAATCTGGTCCGCGATCTGCGTCGAGAGGTAGGTCTCAATGTTGGTGACCTGTTCCGCGTCCAGATTGGCCGTGGTCCACGACAGCACCTCAGACTGCGTCAGGTCAGGATATGCGATGAACGGGTCTTCAGCCACATACGGAACCGTGCAAGTCCCGTAGGCTTGCGCGGTGTGGCCCTCCCCGTCATCGCCAGTGCAGACCCAGTTCACCGAGTAGACCACGTTGGTCTTGCCGTAGGCGCTCGTCTGCACGTTCAACTGCGGAAAGGTCCAAGTGTAGGTGATGGCCATGGTGTTCCCTTAGCTCCAAGCAAATACGATAGCGCCACCGGCCCCGCTGGTGCCAGTAAAAGTTCCGGTCAGCGCGCCACCGGCCCCGCCGCCGCCATAGGCTCCACCGCCACCGCCCAAGACGTCTCCCAAACCCCCTTGGAACGTCGCCACAGACGGATTCGAGGTTGTGACCGAGGTGCCGGTGCCGCCCGCATTTCCGCCCGCTCCGCCGCTGGCCGAGGACGTTCCCGCAACGCCGTTGGCGCTACCAGCCTGACCGCCGCTTTGAACGCCAGCCGTGCCCCCGGAACTTACACCGCCACCACCACCGCCGCCCGCTGACAGGGCGGGAGAGCTTATTGTGGTCGCGCTACCGGCACTGCCCGCCGTGTTCAACGTAACGGCTCCAGCACCCCCGAAAGCGGGCACAGAATAGGTAAACGAGGTCGATCCGCCCGTGACGCTCATAGTGTAGGTCACATACGCGCCGCCGCCGCCGCCCGCGCCGCCCGCGCCGCCCGCATTGACGCCACCGCCGCCGCCCGCGCCCCACATGTAAATGGTCACATTGCGAGACCCCGAGGGCGCGGTAATGCTGCCGGAACCAGTGACATACTGGTTGAATTTCGGGAACCCCGCCGTCGAAGCCAGCAATCCTGCAACCGCGCCAGCCATCAGGAAAGCCCGTTGCCATAGATCACCCATGAGGTGGAACCAATTTTCAACGCTGTGGCGACACCGTAATTTCCAGCCAGTGTGCGGCTTCCGGTCGATCCCGAATTGGCCAGATAGAGGGTGTCGGAGTTGATGGCGATAGTCAGGTTCCCACTGTACAGGTTGACAAAGATCAGGGTTGTGCCGACCGGATACGCGACCGAGGCATTGGCTGGAATCGTCCCCGTAAGGCTCGCCGCTCCGAATTGGAGTTGCTGACCCGCGTCAGTCAAAACGGCAGTGTAGCTGGTAGTCTTGGTGGAGCCTCCGCTGACCGGAATTCCCAAATACCCCACGTCGTAAATCTGCGTCGGGGATTGGGCTGCGGCCATGTAGATTTCGCCGCTGCTGGCAATGCGGAGGCGCTCGCCGTTGACCGTGGTGAACACAAACCCGCTTGCAACGGCTTGGCTGCCGTAGAAGGTCAGTAGGCCGTTGGATTGAACCCGACCGATGTCATAATAGTTCGACCCGCCCGCATCACCCAGCCGGAACTGGTAGTCCACGCCCGATTGCTCGACATCGAGAATCCGCTGCGGGTTGTTGGTGCCGATGCCGACAAGGCCAGTGGGGGTGATCCGCATGCGCTCGGAGCCGTTAGTTTGAAAAGCAATAGCGCCCGCCGCTGCTCCAGTTTCAGATATGGTTGCGACGTTATTTGTTTCGCTCAAAATAAATTGAAGAATTGGTATGTTTGTTCCACCAGACCTTTGAACGCGGAAAATTTCCCCGTCTACGGACTGTTGGATATGCATACTTGTATTTGGAGATGATGTCCCTACCCCCAGCCGGTAGTTGGTGTTGTCCCAGAAGAACTGGGCGTTGTTCTGGCTGTAGACACCCGCCGCGCCGGAAAAGTGTACCGATCCAGCCGTGAACGCCGTTGCAGTCCCCGTGCCCCCCGAAGCGACAGGAAGTGTGCCGGTGGTGAGGACATTGGTAGCGGTCGCGTATACCGCGCCTCCAGAGGTGAAGCTGGTAAGGTTCGTGCCACCATTAGCGGTCGGGATGGTCTGAATGTTCCCTAGGGTGCTGCCATTGACGTACAGGATGTATCCAGACGTGCCCCCGGTGATGGGAGAGCCACCAACAACAAGACCAGACCCGCTTGCGGGCGCGGACCATGAAGTCGTCCCAGCACCATCTGTGGTCAGCACGTACCCGGAGGTTGTTCCACCGCTCACAGGCAAGGTGAAGGTGTAGCTGCCCGTCGTAGAGGCACTTGCCTTGAGCGTAACGGTGAAGCTGGACCCCGCGAAAAGTGCGCCGCCCGCCCCGATACCGGGCGTTGTCAAGCTTGGAGAGGTCGCCAACGCCACCACAGTGCCGGTTCCCGTGGTGCTGTATGACGTTCCCCAAGCCGATCCTGTGCTGTTGGCGATGCCCGCGCCTGGGTAAGACGAAATACTGGAAGAAATGGTCTGGTTCGGCCACGTACCAGTGATGGTGATACCCGATCCCTGCACAAGGCTTGGAGACGCCGTGCCGGTGCCGCCATTGAGTACCGGCAGAATGCCGCTGACACCCGATGTGAGCGGAAGGCCGGTGGCATTGGTCAGGGTGACACTGATCGGTGTCCCGAGGGCGGGCGCGACCAGTGTGGGACTGACCCCCAAGACGTTGAGACCTGATCCCGTGTTGGAGGTGTTGGAGAAATCCGTCAGCGCACAAGCGGCAAAGTTCGCGTTGACCTGTGCAGACGCGATGATCGTTCCAGACGAGAAGATATACGGCAGCGCCATCGCGGTCCCCCTTAGATTTTACGACCAGTAGGCAGCGTCCCAGAGCGCAAAATCAAAACCATACCCGGTGCGGATGGTTATTGAGGGCGTGGTCTGCGTCGTCTGGTGCGTGTCGATCACCTTTACCACAAAGGTGTAGGTTCCCACAGTCGTAGGCGTCCCGGTGATGGTCCCGCTGGTCGTGCTGATGGACAGACCCGGCGGGAGAGAGCCTGACAGGATGCTGAATGTGTACGGGGGGCGACCGCCTTGGGTCACGATCACGCTGGGGCCGTATAGCTGACCGATCAGCCCGGTAGGAGCAATCACCGGGCGCATCAGGATGGGGTGCGCGGCACCCGTCAGTTTCACCTGTCGCGATTGGATCTTGTACACTTGCGGGCTTTTCCAGCGGCCCGGTCCATCATGAAGGACTGTTTCAGCCATCAGATGCCACCCCCCAGGAACTGGGCGACCGACTGGTGCTCCACGTACTGGAGATAGAACCAAGCGTCCGCCTTCTTCTTGTCCTTCAGGTCCAGATCCTGAAGGTCAGATCCCTGCACGCCGGCGATCGCGTCCATCTCGGCGTGCATCTGCTGATGCTGCTGCAGGAAGTCCTTGAAGTTTTCCTTCGTCACCGGCCAGATTTGATACTGGTTCAGGGAGAAGCCTGCGGTCGCCGCCTGATGGATGATGGCAAGGTGGTGCTGATAGTGGTCCCAGGTCCACTCGTCAAAGCCCTTGGGCGTGGGCCTTGGGTAGATGATCTGGGCCAGACCCATCAGCGACCGTTCTTGTTCTGGCTGGTCTTTTCGTTGGTGCGCCCATAGCGCTGGTGGTTCACTTGCCAATCGCCGGATTGGATCAGCGGGTGATCCAGATTGTCGTACATCGTGCTTTCGCTGAGGCCGGTGTCAAACACGGTGAGCGTGCCATCCGGAGCATCCACCTTGACTTCGCAGGGCGGCATGCGGTTCCAGGCTGTAAATTCCTTGTAGCGCGACATAGCGAGCTCCTTAGCCGAACGGCGCAAACTCGCCGAACTGGGTTGTGAACGAGATGATATCAAGATCGGAGGCGGTTGTCGAAAGAGAGAACCCTATCATCTTTCCATACGCACTGATGCCGGTTCCGGTGATGGTCAGGTTGGTTTGCAGAAGCGGAATGGGCTGAGGCGTTCCGTTGCCGGCGTCGGTATCCAGACCGACGCTGACGGTGGGGCTTGTCTCGCTCCCGTTGCTTTGGCCCACAACAAAATACCGCAGCGCGCGTTTGGTAGAGGTGTAATTTGGTGTTTTGCGCAGCTTGGTCTGGAGCACCTTGGTGAGACTGGAAGATGCCGTCTGGAACATGGGATAAAGGCTTGTTCCGTTTGTGCCCCATGCCTGAATGGTCGAGTTGACCTCCTGGGTCTGGATGAAAGACGGCGTCTTGACCTGTGTGGACGTGAACCACTTCTGACCGTTCCACATGGCCATCATGGTCTGGCTGGATCCGGTGTAAGGGTTCACGGTATTGAAATTCAGCATGTAGACGCGGTCATTGTAGATCGTGGCGATCGCTGCGCTGGGTGTTACGTTGGTGAAATTGCCGGTCAAGAACAAGCCGTCCAGCTGGTTCGAGACCTTTTCTGCCGCGCCGCCGTAGAGCGTGTAAACCCCGGACGGGTTGGCAAACACCAGAGCTCGACCAAGAGCCGCGATGCTGTCGCGCCAGGACGTGCCCATTTGCGGATCCGCGTTCACCAGATTGTAGGTGGTGACGCCCGCAGCGCTGACCGTGACGTTCGAGAGGACAGAGATTGATGAATCCCCGAACACATAGAGATAGCCACTGGACTGGATCACACGGGTGATCTGTGCCCTGAGCGTGGCGTCTGTCAGCTGAGTGGTGACGCCCCCCACAGACGTTGCGTAATTGGCCACAGTGCCAGGAACACTAGCGTACAAATTGATGCCGTTGCCGATCCAGACGCGGTTTTGATACGTCTCGATAGTGGTTCCCTGAACGCCCAAGGGCATGATGCTGACAGTGCCGGCGGCTGAATTGTTGCCGCCAGACAACTGCACGGTCGTGGAAGATTGGACGTATCCAGATCCACCAGCGATCTTTGTGAACCCCGTAAGCGCACCTCCGGACGTTACAGCGTTAAACACGGCCCCTGTTCCAGGCCCAATTATGCTGACGCTAGGCGGGCCGACATACCCCGATCCCCCAGTGACCACATTTAATCCAGTAATCTCACCCAACGCCAATTTAACCACAACTGTTGGGGCCGTGCCTGTCAGACCACTAAAAGTGATAGTTGGCGCGGATGTATATCCGCTTCCGGGATTTACTATACCAATGCTGGTAACAACATTTTGGTTGCTACCACCTTGATTAAATCCAGTAACAACCAAGACCGCACCGGACCCTCCCCCACCAGAAACTACGATTGTGGTAACTCCGGAAATATTGCTTGATCCCCCATCCAATACGTAAACTTGACCAATCCCACCAGTATTTTGAGACACAGTTGCGGTGGCTGTTGCTGCGTTATCTGATCCACCTCCACTAATGCTAATGACGGGTTGATCGTTCAGCAGATAGCCAGAACCTGGATTGGTAATGGTAATCTGGGTTACCGCACCATTTTTCACAGTCGCCGTTGCGGTGGCGCCCGTTCCGCTTCCGCCGCTTACCGTGACCGTGGGAACGCTTGTATATTTGCTTCCCGCATTGGTGATTGTGGTGTCGGGGCTCAAGGACGTGGTTGATGTGGTGCCCGAGGTCACCGATCCGTACAGATAGGCGCCGTCCCAGATCCAGTAATTGGACGCGTAAATCGTGTTTACGATCGCCAGATATTTGTTCTGGAACTGCGCGCAGGCCGGCAAGCTGGCGCTGTTTGACGTACATGATGTTGCGCCAAGCGTGGCGTTAGAAGCGCTTAACGTATAAGTGCCCGTACCTCCCGAACCACTGCCAAAGGCGGTGATGGATTGGCCGGATGCCACGCCCGTTCCAAACACCAGCTGGCCAACAGCCAGTGTCCCGCTTGCTACAGACGAGACCGTCATGGTGGTTCCGGAGAACGATGCCGTGAATGATGCGGAGCCGTAAAATGTTCCGACCACTGAACTAATGGTCGTGACTGCAGACGTGTTGCCGTTGACCTGGACCGCGGTGCCGTCGTTCAGGAACACCGCCCAGTACGGAATGCTGTTGAGCACATACTGGTAGGTGTAGACGATCGTCTTTCCACCCGTCGCGGTATAGAGCGTTGTGCCTTCAGCGTATAGGGTCTTGTACCTACCCAGCGCGATCGGCATCCAGTTCTGGGTCCAGTAGAAGTCGCTGTCCTTGACCGCAGGGCGCAGAACCTTGGTGTCCAATGAACCAAAGTCTTCAATCACCCATTCTTCAATAGGCGTTTCCTGGCTATTCCCTGCTCGTGGGACACCCATCACCAGACCTCACTGTCATAGGCACTAGGCGCGTTGGAGGGTGTTGTGGCAACGCCATTCTCGATCAGGTTCTGCTGGAACAGGGCCTGCATGAACTGGGCGTCGTCCTTACGCTGGGCGTTCAAATAGGCCAGATAGGCCGCATAGTATTTCACGCTCTCGGTGAACGGATCCGGGATTGCCTCGACCGTAGCGTCGGTGACCAAAGGGATCGGATTACAATACGCGTCCCAATCCATCTGGCTGACCACAGCCGGGATGGGCCACAGGTAACATTGCCCGCCGCTGCCTCGACCATACTGAGACCAGATGGCCGGGTAGTTCTGCTGGCCCACATTCCATGCGCGGTACTGGGCCTGGAAGGTCGTCCAGCTCTTGTAGTCCAGCGTGGGCTTCATCGATCCCCAGGACGCGGAGATGGACTGCAGGCCAATGATCTCGGACGCCCCAGGCTGCACCAGCTGCAGGGCCGGGATGTAGCTCGAGAAGGCGTAGACTTCCTGGTTGACGATCGTCTTCACAGCTGCGGACAGGGTGATGGTTCCCGCCGTCGCCCCAACGCCGGTAGGATCGGTGATCGTGATCGTGGGCGTAATCACATATCCAGATCCGCCGTTCACAACCGTGAAGCTGGAAATGGTCGTGCCGGTCAGGTTTGCGGTCACCACCGCTTGGGTGCCGCCATTGATGCCGTCTGGAAGGCTCACAGTGACGACAGGAGCCGTGTAGCCAGATCCGACGCTACCAGCTGCCACAGCCGTGATAGAGCTCGTGGAAGGCAATAGAACACGCACGCATTGGGTCAGTTCACAGATGCGTTTCCGCGCGAGATTGATGAAGTTCGTCAGGGTCGATTGCGAAAAGAACAGGTTGTTCGGATCGTTCAGCATCAAGGCTGTGTCGGTGAGATACTGCGTCAGCGCCATGCCAAGATCCTTGAAACAGTTGGGGGACCGGCACGTTGCCGCACCGATCCCCCATCATGCCCTAAGCGTGCCCCCACGCGAAGAGATCGTTCAGATTAGAAGGGCTGGATCAAGCTGGTGTCGGTCGGGGACGCACCGAGACCCAGCGTGATGCTGGTGCCAAAAGTCGGGAAGGTCGAGGTTCCCGTGATGGCCGTGTCGATCACCGTGCTCGGGATGGCCTGGAACAGACCACCGTCAACCACGGTCGCGCCGGTCAGCTGGGCCGTTGCAATCGCGCCGGCATTGGTCGCGTTGAACAGTTGAGCCTGACGAGGCGTGAACACGTTGGCGCCCAGGGTCGGGTTCTTCACGGTCGGACTGGACGCGTTCAGACCGCCAATGGTGCGCAGCGCAAAGTTGTTCGTGCCGAAACCAGAGTACGTGCCCGTGACCACCGAGTTGGTCGGGGTCGCGCACATGCACATCACCACGGTCGCCGCTGCAGACGAACCACCACCACCCGAGAAGGTGAGCGTCGGGATCGCCGTACCGGCCAGAACGCCCGTGCCGGGGTTGGTGCAGATCACTGCCGACACCGTCTGAGCACCACCGGCAGAACCGGAGGCAACCAGAGCAGTGGTGGCCACGACCGCAGTCGTCGGACCCGGCGTCGAAGCGGAGGCTTCACGCGGATCCGGGATCACCGTCACGGTCGGAGCGGAGGTGTAACCCGCACCCTGATCAATCACGGTGAAGGACGGAACGCCCGAAGACAGGGTGGCGATCGCCGTGGCCTGCACGCCGCCGGCAGGCGGGGGAGACAGGATCACGACCGGCGG